GTTACAGCAGGTCGCGCAACAGGGCGAGCAGTATTTTACCGGGACGTTGACACCCGCCTTGGACCTCATCGCCGAAGCCGTGCCGATGGTGGAACCCGAGGAGATTGTGGCGAAGGTTGCGCTTTACGTCCGGACCCTCGAGGGCCGGAAGGGCTATGTCACGCCGGACCAGTACCAACAGCTCAATCAGTTTGTCCTCGAGGAGGTCGCGCCGTGGGCGCAGAGCCTGCACGAGGCGCGAACTGAGAAGTATGGCGCAAGAACCGCCCCAGCCGAGGTGCCTGCCACAAAGGCGCAGGACCAGAAGGCGACGGCGGTGCAGAGTCAGAAGGCCAAGGCGGCAGTCGCCAAGGCCGTCAAACCCGTCGGGAAGGGAGCGGGATCCGCTCCGAAGTCCCGGCCTGCTCCGAGCAACGTAGACGATGCGATGGAAGATGCGGTGCAAGCCGCCATCAACTCGGTGCTTGGGGGCTAACCCTTTTTCTGTGAGATAGTACAGCAATGCCGAATCCTACTACGATTACCGATGCGGAACTTCAGGGCCTCCTGAAGAACGTGTACGCGAATTTCCGCGAGAAGGTGCAGAACACTGTGACCCCGCTTGTCGCCCAGTTGTCCAAGGCGCGTGAGGGCGGGCCGAAGAACCTCCGTTGGGGCGGCAACGGCGTTTACTGGGACGTGGTCGTCGGGCGTCCGGCGGGCGGGAACTTCTCGTCGGCTGGCTACTTCGGGCAGGACAGCACCGCCCGTGAAGTGCAGGCCAACACGGGCGTCGTCCGTGGCTATGTCCGCCGTCAGGTGGACGGGCTGGCCCTCATCGGCACCAAGTCCAAGGAGGCCGCGTTCCAGACCCTCGCTCGCAAGACGATGGAGGAGCTTCGCGAGGCCTCGGCCCTCATGATGCAGGGGTCGTTCCACGGCGCGGGCAACGGCATCCTTGCGACGGTTGTCGCGGGTGTCACCAACGCCACCCAGACCATCACCGCGCCCTACGGCGTGGCGTCGTCGGGTCCGGCTACGCTCCTCCTCTCGGTCGGTGACTACGTCGCCGTGACCGATTCGACGGGCGCGACGGTCCGTGGTCGTGCGACGGTGAATGCCATCAACAGCTTCCCGTCCTCGACGCAGGCCATCATCACCCTGTCGGCGACCATCACCTCGACCACGAACGACATCATCGTCAAAGCGTCGACCTCTGACACGTCGTACAACTCGGCCACCAACGGCCTTATCAACATCACCAACCGGAGCGCCTCGTACGCGCTTCTCCACGGCATCACTGCCTCGACCTACGGGATTTGGGATGCCATCCGTATGGTGGCTGGCACTGATACCCCGGATGCCGCCCAGCCGACCGAGTCGGACATTTGGGACCTCATCCAGAAGGTGTCTGGTTCGTCCGGTAAGGACGCGATGCTCCGTCCGCAGGAGTTCCTCCTGATGACGACCCCGGGCATCGGGAAGAAGCTGATGGAGAGCTTCGTCGGCCAGCGTCGCTTCGACGCCAAGGAGACCGCCCGCGTCATCAAGGGTGGCTACAAGGCGGTTGAGATTTGCGGCCTGCCGCTGGTGATGGATTACTACGTCCCCGCCGGGACCATCTATCTGCTCCACATCCCGTCCCTCGCGCTGGTCGATGCGAAGGATTGGGGCTTCGTGGAGTACGAGGGCGCGGGTCCGGTGCGGTGGCTTGACGGGCGCGATGCGTTCGAGATGACCTACGGGTACTACGGGAATCTCGCCTCGCTCCAGCGCAACAGCCACGGGTCCATCACGGGCTACACCGACACCGTCTTCTACAGCCACGCGGCTGTCCAGACGGCGTAACGTCGCTAACGGGAGGGGGTGGGATGGTCCCACCTCCTCCCTTAGCGGGACCTTTCTTCGGATTCTTGTATGCCTCTTAACTTCTTTGCTCCAAAGCCCGGACGGTTCGGCACCCAGACGGTGCAGGCCCGCACGGGGCAGATTGGTGGGGCGAACTTCTTGGGCGGGGCTTCCCCGCTTACGGCGAACACCACCACCATCTTTCGTATTGGCGGGACGGCTGGACGGAAGTGCCGTGTCTCGCGTTTCGGCGCGACCGTGGTAACGGTGCCTGTTGACGACGATGGGACGATTGTGGCGACCCTCCGCAAGTACGATGCGTCGGCGGATGCCACGGTCACCCTGACCGGGAACATCAACCTCGAGGGTCTCACGACCCGCGAGGAGACCTCGGTCGCGGTCCTCGGGACCCTGACTGATGCCCAGCTTACGCTCGATACGGGCGATGCGCTGGAGGTTCACGTCGTCAACAACTCTGCCGCGATTGACACCCAGCCTGCTGGGCTGACCTTCGTGGCCGAACTGTTGGTGCTTGAGTAATGCCACTCTCGGTCATCGTGAATGACCGGGGAACCCCCGAGCCGCCCACCGACGTGGTGCGGCGGCTTCGGGCGGTGGACCCCAAGCTCACGCTCCGGTGGGGTCCGTGGGGTGCGTGGCAGTTGGTGCGGGAGTGGCGGTCGGGTGACCGTCGCTGGGAGCGGGTGCAGACCGAGCGGTATGACCCCGCGATGGCCTTCGATGTCATCGGCCATATCCCGAATGCCTGTGGCGTGGACGAGGTTCCGGCCTATGTGGAGCGCCTGCTCCGCGAGTGGTCAAATGCCGACGAGGCCACGCAGATGTTGAAGTCGATGGACCATTACCACACTGGCACGGCGACCAGTGAGGTGCAAGACGCGGTGCAGGAGGCGGTCGAGGAGACCATTGCTACTGTGACCGCGCCACTGGCCAAGAAGGGTCGTCGCACTAAAGTCTCTCTCGGGAGTTAAGCAATGGCGTGGACCAAGGCGACCTACCTAGCACGGACGCGGGACTGGATGGACGCCACAGCGTCTGACCGCTGGAGTGACACCTTTCTGTACTCGATTCTCGGGATGGTATTCCGCGACGAGTGGCAGGGGATGCTGGACACCAACCCCTACTATCGGTTCGCCAAGCGGTCGGTGACCACGGATAGTAACGGGGCATTCCTGTTGACCGACTTGGATAACGGGTCCGGGGATGCCAAGCAGTATGCCTACAAAATCATCACCTTGACGGACGGCGCGAATACGGTGTATCGCGAGACGGATTGGCGGCAGGTGCCGCTTGCCCTCTCGGGTACGGAGGACTATTTGAGCTATGACCGTCAGTACTACCTCATTGGCGATACGGTCCAGATTCTCCCGCAGACGGGGAACTTGAGCCTACAGGTGGGCGTGAACTGGACGCCGACCCCGATTGACGACCTTGGCTCCGAGCTGTCCGAGGCGGACTTCCCCCCGGGCCACGAGAACCTCATCGCCTTGTCGGCGGCGGGGATGGCGCTGGCGAAGGGCGGGGCCGAGACGCAGTCGGCGGCTGACCTGCTGGCCTTGGCGCAGAAGCGGCGTGAGGCGCTCTACGCTGATATCGCTCGCCGGACTGGGAATCCGACCTTTATGCAGTTCCCGGATCACGCCGCCGTGTGGGGTGGCTAATGGTCAACCTGTCACCGGGACGGCAGAAGGTGACGGACCAACAGCCCCGGATGGATGGGGGGCTGAATGACGTGTCGGACGATACGGCGCTCCAACCAAACCAGATGCGGCGAGCGACCAATCTGCGTCTGACAGACTTTGGCGCGGCCACCAAGCGGGGTGGGACGAGGCGCACCTCGACCAACGCCCTTGCGGCGGCGGCAGTCCTGAACGGCTACACTTGGCAGAAGGACAACGGCACCAACCAGATTATGGCGGTGTGCAATGGGGCGCTTCGGACGACGACCTACGGAGCGTTTCCGTGGACGTGGGCGACTCAGTCTGGGACGCTCTCCACGACCGTGCCGCCGAGCTTCGTCGAGTTCCGGGATTCTACGAATGCCGAGGTGGTGTACATCGCCGACGGCGGCCTGTTGAACAAGTGGGACGGCACCACCCTGACGACGGACATTGTGAACACGCTGGCCGTCAAGCAGGTGGTTGTCTTTAACCAGCGGCTGTGGGGAGCAGGCAACAGCACCTACCCGAACAGCATCTTCTACTCCTCGCTCAATAACGGCGACGATTTGGGCAATGCCACGCCTCCGGCTGGCGGCGGGCAGATTATCGTCCGGACCTTCGGGGACGAGCAGATTATCGGGCTGG